ACGGCAAATTCAATAATGTGATCCGGTTTGGGGGCTTTCCCTATGTGCCGGGCCGTAACCCGTTTGAGTCAGGAATCGACTGATGGTCCTTCACCTAGCATGGTACTTATGGGTCGCCATTTTTGTGATGATGGACATCATCCGACCCAAGCCCAAGCTGGAGAATGCCCGACCGGCGGGCCTGGGTGACTTCAACTTCCCCACGGCCACTGAGGGTCGGGTTGTGCCGCTGATTTGGGGCCGGGTTGAGATCAAAGGTCCCAATGTGGTTTGGTACGGAGGTTTCTTACAGCAGCCCCGTACTCAGAGGCAGAAAACAGGAATTTTCAGTTCTCAGTCAGTTGTGATTGGGTACAAATACTATGTGGGTATGCATTTTGCCTTGTGCCGTGGAGTGGTGGGTGCCTTGATTGGCATCAAGCTCAATGATCGGCTGGTTACCCTGGGCCGGGTAGGCACGGGGGTGTTTGATATAGCGGCTCCGAATGCCCTAGGTGGCGAAGACTTGGGGCAGGGCGGTATTGAGGGCGCGGGGTACTTCTACAGCGGTGCGGCCACAGACGCCCAAAATGCGTATATGCAGTCCCAGCTGGGAGCGAACATTCCTGCCTTCCGCGGAACATGCCAGTACGTATTTGAAGGCGGCTATGTAGGCACCTCAACCTCGATCCCCCCTATCTCCTTCATCGTGGAGCGTATTCCTGACGGTCTAGGTTTGGCTGCCTATCACCCGGGGGCGGAACGGGTAAACCTGTATGACGCCAACCCCATGAACGTGGCTTACGAGATTCTGACCGATTCTGACTGGGGGCTTCACATTTCCACCTCATTGGTGGACACGGTGAACTTCCAGGAAGCTGCTGTCACGTTGCACAATGAGGGTAACGGGTTTTCCTTGGTGCTGGATAGGGAAATGGAAGCGGTTGAACTGCTGAAGGAGATTGAGCGGCAAATTGATGGTCTGTTCTACTTCGACAAATTTCTAGGTCAATGGAAAGTGGTGTTGGATAGGTTTGACTACGATGAGGCTGATTTGCTGCTGGTGGATAGTTCCAATCTTGTCGAGCTGGCTCACTACTCCCGGGCCACTTGGGAAGAAACCACCAACCAGGTCAATCTCAAATTCCAGATGCGGTCAGACAACTTCCGTGAAGCCTACGCCATGGCTCAGGACATGGCCAACTATACCATTCAGGGCGGAGCCGTCAGTGTTGAGGTGGTCTACCCCGGGGTCAAAGATGCCCCCTTGGCCAATCGCCTAGCCTGGAGAGACCTGCGCACACTCAGCTACCCGTTGGCCAAAGCAGAGATAGTGGTCAATCGGACCCTGTACCAACTCATTCCCGGTAGTGCCTTCAAGTTTACTCACGAGCGCCTGGGCGTTGAGAACATGATCATGCGGGTGACCCGGGTGGACTACGGGCAATTGGGACAGGGGCAAATCAGAATCAGTTGTGTGGAGGACGTGTTCTCAGTAACGGGCGGAGCCTTTGGCGATCCCCCGTCGTCAGGTTGGGTGGACCCATCAGCCAATCCGGGGGTGCTGACTGCTGAGAATATCCTAGCGTTTGAGGCTCCCCGTCAACTGGTGGCCCAGGACACCTGGCGTAATACCCTGGCTACTCGAATTTGGCACGGTGCCCGCAATCCTGGCGGGGGCACCACCCTGCTGGTCCCCTACTATCGCACCGGCTCCAGTCGCCCCTTGACCGGAGACTTTACCGAAGATGAGCAGCAGATTACCGCTTTCGCTTTGGCGGGGTCTCTCCAATCTGATTTGCCTGCATACTTTGCTTCAGCAGTTCGTCCCTCTACGGATCACTTCCACATTGTTAACAATGACCCGGATGACCTGTCCTCTCTCGACAACAGCGGTGGACCATCAGCAGTAGAGGATTTGGGCAACATTGCCTATATCGATGGTGAGTTCATTGGCTACGAGGAATTGAAGGTCACCACTACAACCAAAGTCGACAAGTTATACCGGGGACTCTTTCACACGGCACCCAAGGCCCATGCGGCAGGAACACGTGTCTGGCTGCTGGGCCAAACTGGGGGCAACCTGACGGGGCTCACTCTCACTTCGGGTCACGATGAGGTAGACACCCGACTGTATGGACGCAACCGGTTGGGGGTGTACACTGCTGTAGATCCACCCACCTTGGAGTTCTCGATACAGAACATTGCCAAGGTGCCTTTGGCCCCGCGTGATCCGGTGCTGGACATCGTGTACGCTCCGGCCACCGCGTCACTAGACACCAGCCACGCAGGCCACGGCTCGGGGGACAACAACCGGGGCATCTACGCTCAGGCCACCCCCCGTGACTGGCACCAGGACAATGTGCACGCTGATATGTACTTGAGCAGTGAGTATCTGGACGACAATCCGGAGTTCGACTTCGCGCTGGTGGTGGGATCAGCAACCACCACCCCGGTCACCTACGTGATGGTGTCAGCTGGCATTCCAGCAACCATTGACGACCCAGAAGCATATCTCACGCGCAACAGTGTGATCAAGGCATTGGGGGCCGGGGTTCAGATCCCGGCAACCGCCCAACTGCAGGTCACGGCCAGGCACACGGTGGACGCGGTGGAGTACACCAATCCCGTGAAGATGCTGCATGACTTTACGTTGACCTCAGCCTTGCAAGGGGCCGATTTGATTTTTGGTGCGTTTGCAGCAGCGGGCAGTACTGGGGTGACTTTCGGAGAAACAGGCACCTATGCCTTTGACATTCATTATGCGTTGCCCTCGTCGGGCATTGTGGAGAGCAACGTCAACTCTGGTGGCTGGACTACGTTGATTGGGGCAGCTGCCACTACCGGCAACCTGTCGCTGACGGCCAGTGACGTGGTCCAGCTCCGATTCAGTGTTGTCCCCGCAGCCGATCAGTTCTTCGACATCGCAGGTCCGACTGAAGTTGGGTATGGAGTTCTGCTTCACTAGGGAGGAGCCATGAGCTTTTTCAAGAAACTCGGCAAGGGGCTGTACGCAGTGGTGAAGGTGGCTGCCCCGGTCGTCATTGTGGTAGCCAAACCCGGCACAGTTGCGTATGTCATTGCCGGGCTCATCATCAAACACGGGACACCGATCAGCAACAAGGCCATTCCGTACATCAACCTGGGGATCAGCAGCGCCATCAGCTATGCCCAGAACGTCCACACCACTGGCGATTGGTCTGGAGCGATCCTTCCTGCGCTCCAGACTGGTGCGCTGATGGCAGGTATGAGCACGGCGCTGCACCAGTCCATCAAGCAGCCGACCCAGAACACAATTCAGATCCAAGGTCATTCCCTGTAAGGAGACAACGTGCCGGGCAAAGAAATTCTCGACCTTGGTGTGGTGGGGATTGCTCTGATCCTCTTGTGGAAGGGTTTGGACATCATTCGTATCCAGTTGACAGCCAAGAAACTCACCTCCTACGATGGCATACCCTTGATGAGTCCCCTGGCCTGTCAAATTGATCCCCAGCATTTCGCTCATGTGTTGGAGGCTCATGGTATGCTGCTGGAAATGAAGGAAAGTATAGACGCTGGACAGTTCAGTTGCGTTTGGAAGGGACGTGATGAGGTCCGCGACTTCATGGAGCTTTCCAAGCAATCGCTTTCACTTATGCAGACCATGGTTGACGAAATCAAGGGGCTGCGAAGGGATCTAGTTCATGCCCGTATTCAGCGAGTACAGCAAGGTGAGGCTGGCGACGGCTGACCCCCGGCTCCAGCAGCTGTTCAACGAGGTCATCAAGCACTTCGACTGCCGCGTGTTGTGTGGCCATCGGGGTCAACAGGAACAGGACCAGGCCTACCACGATGGCAAAAGCAAGTTGCCTTGGCCCCGGAGCGAGCACAATCATTCGCCCTCAACGGCGGTGGATGTGGTACCCTATCCTGTGGTGTGGGAGGATCGGGAGCGGTTCCACTACTTTGCCGGCTTTGTGAAAGGGGTTGCCTTGGGCCTGGGTCTCAAGGTAAGATGGGGCGGTGATTGGGACAGTGACACTGAGGTGCGGGATGAGAAGGGCCTCAATGATCTGCCTCATTTTGAACTGATGTCTTAAACGCGAGGGGTAACGTCATGTACGATCCGAACAAGTGCAAGGCGGTGGGTGAGAAGCTGGTGGCCATGGTCGAGGCTGTCACCAAGGATGGCGTGGGGCTGGAGGATCTGCCCGAATTTCTTGAGCTGGTCGCCGCGCTGCAGGCGGCCCGCACGGAGCTGGAGACGGACACCGACGCGGCCACGCTGCACATCCTGTCCGGTGCGGCCGATGCCTTCGGCACCAAGCGGATCAATCCCACGGCGTAGGCAAGCTGAGGGCGGGGGGCCGACCGGCCCCCCGTCGGTATCATCGGTACAGGCTTTTGACTTGGCCCCAGGTTGAGTCTTCAGTAGGAGTCTCATCAGGAATACCCGTGATGCTGTTGATGCGGAACTGGTCAAGCACTGAGCCGTCTACCCCCTTGAAGGAAACTAACAGCCCTGGGTTCTGCTCCTCAATCTCCAACCATCCGTGCTGGGCAATGGAAGTGATCAGATAGGGTGCTGTTCCAACTTGGTCCAACTCCGCTCCAGCTGTTCCGATCACCACATAATTGCGCCCGTTGTAAAGGTGATGTTCATAGGCATGTCCATGTCCAGACACCACCAACTTGACGTCATTGGCTTCCACCAGAGGCTCTAACGCGGTCCAGATGGCCGGGGAGTCACCTCCGGTTCTGGTATTGGCGCTGAGCAAAGGGATATGTGTGAACAGCACGGGAATCAGGGGCTGGCCCCCGCTGAGGGCAGTATTCAAAGCCTCTAGCCGGGCTGTATCGTTGTAGTAGTGGGTGTCAAAACCCACCAGGTGCACGTTGTCAATGCTCACGTCAATGGATTCAACGCAGTTGGTGCACCCGTCCAGCCAGTCGTTCTCACCGGGGATGAAGTTGCCATAGGGGAACAACGCCCAGTAGCGAGCATATTCTTCAACTCCCGTGTGCTCAGCTACATCCCCGCAGTTAATCACCTGCTCTGTTCCGATGCGACTTGCAATGTGGGTGAAGACGGTGTCAGAAGCAGCATTGGTGGTGCTGAGGTGGGGATCACCGGTCAGAAAAATGGTGGCCAGTAGGACTGCGAGCATAGGAACCTCCTGATGGAATTAGTACCTCACCGGCCGTCCGCACCCGCCCGGAGCACCGGGATCGCGCGGAGCCGATGCAACGCTGATCGGGCCGACCCTGCCGAGCGCGTCACGCGCTGCCACGCGAACGTAGGCCACGTCGCGGCTCGGCATCGGGATCGCTGCGAAACTGTCGGCGCTCGTGACCGTGAACGCGCAGACGTTTGAGTCGTTGAGGCACACCGACCAGAGGAACGCGACGGGTCGACTGCCCGTGGTTGGCTTCGTGCAGCGGTAGTTGAATGTCGTGGTCTGAGCTGGTGCGCTGCCGACGAACAGCAGTAGGATCAGTGAGGTCAGCAGGTAAACTTTTCTCATGGTTTCTCCTTTGGGGGGAGACCCATCCTACTTTCGGCCAGGGGGTGCGGACCGATTCAGTTTGATGGTGGAGGTCCATACCACCAAACAACGCAGGATGGGCCTTGGCCCTTATTATCCCCCGGTTGGCGGTGGAAAGGCAACCTTCTTCAATTGGAGCATAGACGCAGGCACTAGCATCACCATGTCCCCCTCACGTCCTACGGCGAATGCGTGCCAAAGGATGTCGGCCCGGTCCAGTTCGGCTTCTCGCTTCAGCTCCCGGCGCTCCATACGGGTGGGGTCAAGTTTACTGAACACCAGTATAGGAGTGCCCTTGGCCACAGTGAAGTCACTCATGAATTTGCCTCAGGGTTGCCTCAACACAAATGGCGGTGGGGAAGTGCTCGTGTTCAAGCTGAATTGGGTAACAGTGTGATCCCATAACCTTGCGATGCTTGGTGGAGAAAAGACGATAGTCTAGAAATCCGCGCACCACTACTGATGGTGCCTCAGCTATCAAAAGGGCCTGGTGCACTTTCCAGGCCACATCCGGGGTCAAATGTTCCCCGGCAGTGGCCACCACTTCTTTCAGTGCAGCCAGTAGATTGGCCTCTAAGGCTGAGTGGCGTTTGGACATGGCAGTTCCGGTTGGGTTACAAGTTCTGGCCATAGTGAGGGGCCACCATTAATTCTATCCCATTTTAATCGGCATGCCTCAAGACTTGGAAAGGAGTAGTAATAGTGCCTGGTCTTATCTGTCGCTCGATGGCGAATGGGATAAATACCCGGGCATACATTATCCAAAAACAAACCCAGTTTTACACTACTGCCCCGGCGTTGGACATTGAACTGAATGCAACTTGTGATGTAGTCATCAACCAGGTCAGTACAGATCACCTCGTTGTCCCAGCTAGTGTGCGCGGCCAATAACGTACCATCACGCAAACGTCCAAGCCACCACTCTCCCATAGGGTCCAAACTATGTATTTTCTGCTCACGTAGGGCCTTGGTTTGGGGTACGTTGCGCACATCAAAGCCAGCTAGGTCCAAATGCAGAAGGAAATCCAGCAGATTCTCGTATCCCCCGCTTTCTAAGTCATTACGAATATGCTGGAAATAGTTGCTGTCCTGTTGATGCTTGTCGCTTACATCCAAGACAAAGAAGCGGCGCTCCGTGGGCCCAGTGGGGACTACCCATTGTGAATTGGAAGCTAACAGTAGATGTATGAAGTTGGCTGTAACTTCTGCGTCCACACCTTTGTGCTCTATTATCATTCGGTCTTCAGTGATCAAGGTCTTCAGAACGGACTCATGACGCCGGTCACCAGCAAAGAAAGCCTCATCTCCAAACAGCACTACACAGTCACGTAGATGGGCGTTGAAGGCCCCAACTAGGTGCTTGGCATCGCTGACCTGAAGAAAGTGGCGTCCCCACAAAACCCCAAAGTGCCGGGCAAAGAAACTCTTGCCCACCCCTGAGGCCCCTCTCATCACTACAGCTGTTTCTCCTTGCCTGTCCGGTTTCTGAACACAACGCGCCAACCACCTTACTAGATATTCGTAATGTTCGTGGTTGCCGGTGCAGATGTTATCATACAGATGCCGCATAAAACTCAGATGCTTATCACCTGCTAAAGCCGTGCAGCCAAATCCTTGCCAAAGGTTGTACACCCCAGGCACCGTTTGTCCTGGGCTGAAGGTCAAAAACTCATAGGTTCTGCGATTGGGGTGGTTGATCCACCAACGGCCTACTGGAACTTGCTTTTTGCCCTGGGTGACGTTTTGGTTACAGAATCGGTTACAGAAGTCCTGGAAAGTCTGACGTGTTAGAAAATTACGATTTTGTACAGTATCCAGGGCCTCTTCGCATACACGGCACTTGCCGCCCATATTGCCTATGACCATGAATCGTTCGTTAAGCACCCGGAGCCAGGGTTCTTCCACTTCCTCCTTGGCCCGTTGAATCTGCCTCATGGCGTATTGGCCAGTATCCCCTTTTTGGTCAAGTACATGACCGCTGATACCAAAGTCAGGGTCAGTCATTACGCTGTATATCACATCATCGGGAACTTCACAGCGCACCAACTGGCAGGCTACATCAAACACCCAAGCTGACCGGCTGTTGTCGCCTTCCTTGGGCTCATCGGGGTGGTGTCCCTGGACGATAATGACCTTCACCCGGTCAGGTACACCCCACTTGTCAAGATCGTCCACTGTGACCAAGCGAGCCACGTTAGCAGTGGGCTGAGGTGTGTCAGACCGGACCCCGGGGGTTTGGATTTCTGGTGCTGGTGTGAATTTGGTCAGTTCATACTGACGTTCTGATTCAAACCATAACACCTTTGCTTCTGTGGGGATGCGGCCCTTAGCAATCTTTTTGGCGTCTGGGATATTCAGGGTGCCCGGCAACCGCATGATGCGGTCAATGTTGTGGCAGTTATCCCCACCCAGCAATAGTTCAAGCTGCTTGTTGTACTGGACCAACTGGCCCAGATTTTCCGTGGCTGGTTGGGACAGCTTCCAAAAGGCCTGGTACCCGCCCCCGCTATACACCACAACTGTAGGGGGCTGTACCGGGCACTTATTTTCAAGAAGGTCTTGGATTCTGAGAAGTTCAGAATCCAAGGATTCCCCCGCCCGGGCATCAATGTCAACATGTAACCAACCCACCT